TGCCAGGTCAGAACAAGGTCATTGCCGCTGCGCCTGGCTTTCAGGTACGAGGGTGCGGGTTCTTTGATGCCCTGCACGGTCAATGTCTGCCAGCCGGTGGTTTGCGCTATCCGTCCGTAGCTGGTGGCGCGCAGGGTCAGTGTGCGTCCGAAGTCGTAGCTTTCCAGCGGTACAAAAAGCACCTGGTCATCCAGCAGGATAAAGCGCGTGCCCGCTGCGTGGCTTTCCACCGTTGTGTGTTTGCGTCCGCGCAGCAGGCCGGTTAATTCCCATTCGGTGTCGCCGATTTGCGTAACGCCGGAAAAGTTAATCAGTTCATCGCCGACCAGCGCCAGGTTGACGCGGTTTTGCATCTCGGCCTGCGTCGCTGCCAGCAGTGCCATATCGGCGCGACCTTCAATGTGTGGACGTCATCGCGGTATTCGTGCCGGTGAAAGGGCAGCGGTGCGGTGGTCACGCCGAAGGTGGCGTAAGCCGTGGCGTCTTCGCTTTCGGTGAAATTCACGCCATCACGGGATAGCTCCACCACAGCGCCGCTCCAGTTCGTGGCGGCAGGCGTGACGGCCAGATAAAATCCCGCGCGGTCGTCCGCGTCCATCAGCGGGGGCGCTGCAAAGGCGTGAAACAGGGTGTCACTGACCACCTGTTCCGGCGGGGGGCTGCCCACGCTGCGAGGAATGCCGCGAATATGGGAGCTGTAGGCGCTCTGCCGGTCGTATACGGCCTTGATGCGCTGCTGCCCGCCTTCCAGTTCCGCGCTGACAATGCGCAGGCGCGTTCCGTCCAGGGTGATGACGTCGGCAGGCACGAGCGCAATATGGCAGTCAGGAAGAACAAAGGAAACCTCGCCGCGGGCTTCTTCCAGTGCGACCTTGTGCAGGATGACGACCGTCTGCGCGGCGCGGTCGGCGTCCATCAGTACTTGCGTATCGATTTTGCGTGTGTCGCGGGTGCGCTCATCGGCGATGCGGTCGGATGTCTGCACGTCCGCCACCAGTCCGCCGTCCACATCAAAATAGGCCAGTTGCAGCAGGGCGGGAACGCGGCGGCTTTCCCTGCGTTTTTTCTCTTTTGGCGCTTCCAGCAATTGGGCGCGGGTCAGATGCCATACCGGCTCTGCCGCGCGACCGATGAAATGCAGCGTGCCGCCGTGTGCGGACAGGTCGAACAGGAACACGTCCGCCAAGTCGCGCACGGCCTCGCTGGCCGGTTGTTCGTTGCTGGTGCTGAACCCGTCGGCAAAACCGGATACAAAATCCACATTGCAGCGGGGGATACCGGCGCGGCGGCACAGTTCCTCTACAATGCCCGCCACACTCCAGGCCGCGTCAATCGTCATAGTCGATTTTCACCCGATATTGCATGCGCAGTTGCCGGTTCATGCCGATTTTTATCAGACCGGCACTGCCCACGCCCGCGCGGATGAGGTGGGTATTCTGGTAACGCTCGCTGCCCTTGCGTTGGTACAGGTTGCCGCTGTGTACGTAGGCAAGGAGGACGTCCGATTGGGCATACCCGAGAAAATCGCGCTTGTCATCGAACGCCACGCGCGGGGTGATGACGCCCGCGCCCAGCGCGAGAATGGAAAAATCCTGCGTCAGGCTGTCATAAAAACGCAGGAAGGCCGCGCCGTCTTCCACATAGGCCAGCACCGGCTGCATGTTCTGGTCGAAGGTAAAACTGAACTCGCTCATATACGGACGCTGCCAGAGCACAAAGGGCGCGCCGGTTTCCGCCTGCATCTGCACAAAGCTGCCCGCCTCGCCCGCATGGAGCAGCCGCGCCTGCCAGACCTGACGGTTCAGCCCACCGCTCGGGTTCTGGATGGCAATGCCGCCGTCTTCATAATCCAGCGCACGGGTAATCGGGCGGTTTCGTGCGCCCACGAAAGGAATCATCAGGAACGCCCCCAGGAAAGGGTGATATGGAGCCGGAGCACATCGTTCGCCGTTTTCAGGATGGGCGGGTCAAATTCCAGCCGGTACGGGTTTGCCGCCGCAGCGCTACCCGCAAAAAACACCACCGCATCAATGCCTGCGCTGTAATTGCCCTGACCGACCGGGAGGAGGATTTCCGCGGGTTTCTGGAACAAACCCTTGGCATAGGGGGCATGGGTGATGGTGGCGGGAGCGTTTCCCTGGGACACTCCACCTGAATACAGCTGCACGTAGTTATACAGGTGGGAAAGGTCGCACAAATAGGATGCTTCGATTCTCCATTGCTGGGCAGCGTCCTGGTTGACCGCCTGCAGGGTGAAGTCATGCGTGCCGCTGCCCGGGATATTGACCGTGCCGGTGACGGGGGGTTGCGGCCAGTACAGGCGCAGTTCCCAGGTTACCTGCAATACTTCCTGCGGCAGCACGGCGATGCTGGTGGGGTTGCCCTGTGCGTCCTTGATTAGCGCGCGGGAAAACAGGGTGTTGCTGGTTCGGCCTACGCCCACTTCCGACAGGTTGCCCGTTGCCGTTCCTGCGGCAAACTCCCAGACCCTGCGCTGCCAGCTATAGCCTTCGGTCAGGTTCTTGCCGCTGGTTTCGCTGATTTTGTTCTGCGTACTGGCAATCCCTCCGGCCAGATTGATGTCGGTCACGGCGGGCGGGGTGTTGCCGCTGCCGACAAAGCAGTTATTGGCAATACCGCTCTCTATTGTGGCAATGGCATCCAGGCCGTAATCGGTGATCAGGTTGGAAAACCAGTCGGCCAGCAATCGCGGCGGCTGGCCGGGCTGGAAGGCCTCTATCTTGTAGCGTCCGTGGAGTGAGTTCATTGCAGGCTGCCTCCGGTAAAGAATGCGTTCGTCGTCAGGGTTTCGGTATCCGCCTCTCGTTCCAGACGGACGGGTTGCAGTTGCGCAGCGGAAAACCACGCAGCGCTGTGGATGGATTCGGGGTCTGCGCCCTGCTGTCGCAGGACGGTTTGCAATTGCGCATCGGAAAACACGGCACCAGCATTCAGGGTTTCACTGTCGGCCTGGTATTCCAGACGGACGGATTGCAGAACCGCACCCGCAAGCGTCGCGCCCGCGTGCAGGCGTTCCTGTTCTTTCGGCTGGATTTTCATCTGCCCGCCGGAAAACCAGGCACCAGCAGCCAGGCGCTCCTGCTCGCTTAACGGGTATAAATCCGTTTCAATATCGAATACTTCGGCACGCTCGACCTCAAACGTCCATTGCGGCACGGCTCCGGACAGTTCGGTCAAGTCCTCATTCACCGCGACCATGTAGCACGTGCCGCGAAAGGCGGGCATGTTGCCGATGCCCCAGATGCTTTCCAGAGTAGGGTCGGGCAGTTGGTCGTAGGTGCCCGGGTACAGGCGGTATTGATTGAGGAACACGCCGTTGTTGCGCTGTCCCCAGGCATTGCCGCGGGCGTCGTAGACCAGCTTGTTGTTGCGCCAGATGCGCGTGATGGCCGATACGGGACCTTCGCAGATGCCGATGGCGTAGGTTCTGTAGACGTGTTCGACTTTCTGCTTTTTCTTCTTGCCACCGCCCTTGCCGCCCTGGACTTTTTCCTTGACAAAGCGCCGCTGCGGGGCTTGCAGGGCAATGATGTTGCCGCCTATCGGACGCACACGGCCAAATACAATCGGCCTTGCGCCGCCTTCCAGCGCGGTCTGTTCGGCAATATCCCCCAGCCGTCTTTTCGGTGGTTTGGGGGTCATGGCATTGAGGATAAGGTGCGTGGGGTAGTCCAGTACCTTATGCCCGACCAGTTTGCTCAGCCCGCTCATGGCCGGTATCTCGCCACGATGCAGGAGAGCCAGTCATCGCCAAGGCCGTGCTCGCAAACGTTCTGCTCACTGGCGCTGTGTATCAGGGTCAGCCGTCCGTCGTATTCGCCAATCAAGCCCAGATGCGAGGGGGCGGGGTTTTCCGGCAGATGAATCAGGGCAATATCGCCTGCCTGGGGTTCGCGTTGCAGCGGCTCGCCAAAATGTGCGGCGAGCTCGCGTTCCAGCCCGTCGTTCCAGGGTTCACGGCCATAATCGAGACGGTCGCGCATGACAAACCCGCCCGCTTCCAGCGCTTTTACAATCAGGCCGATGCAATCGATGCCAAAGCGCGAGCGCCCCCTGTGCCGCCACCGGCAGCCGACATACGAGCGGGCGCAGGCAATGGCAGCCATCGGGTTGTAACCTGCGC